TTAGGAGAGCCTTATGGCTTTGATTCTAAAAGATAGGGTTAAAGAATCCAGCTCTAGCTCTGGCACAGGCAATATTACGCTTGGTGGTGCATTTCCTGGCTATCAAACGTTTAATGCCGCTATAGCTACTGGTTCTACCGTTTACTACACAATACACAACTTAACTGCTGGGTCTGATACCGAGTGGGAAGTTGGTCTTGGTACGTTTACGTCTCCAGCTACATTAGCTAGGACTACGGTTCTTTCATCTTCTGCTGGGGCTCCAACCAAAACTAACTTTACCGCTGGCGCAAGTGGTCTTGAGGTGTTTATTACTCAACCAGCCGAAGAAGCGGTTTATTTAAACAATGCTACTGGTTTAGTTGAAATTGGCGGTAATGGCACAAATACTGTGGCGTTTACTAATATCAACACCACTAACTTAACAGCTACAACGGTAACACTTACAAACGGAACAATTACTACTAACGCTGCAAACTCTACGGATATTACAAACAAAGCCTATGTAGACGGTTTAGTTACCTCTGGTATTCATTTTCACGAACCTGTTTTAGTTGAAGAAGATATAGCTTTGGTTGCTGTATATGCCCAGCCAAACGGCGCTAGTAACGGCGTAGGCGCAACACTTACAAATAACGCTGCTAATGCTGCTCTTGTTGTTGATGGTGTAAGCGTATCTAATACAGCTCGCATTTTGGTTTATGCACAATCTAACGCAGTGCAAAACGGTGTATATACAGTCACTAATCCAGGTAATGCTTCTGCACAGTGGGTATTAACCCGTGCAACCGATGCTGATACATTTGGTTTGACTAGTTCTGATAATTTAGGAGAAGGTTCTACTTTCTTTGTATCGTCTGGTAATACAGGCGCTGGTCGGACGTATACATGTAATACACAAGGCACAATTACGTTTGGCACAACCAACATTACGTTTGCGCAGATTAGTTCTTCTCAGATTTATTCTGCTGGTACAGGTCTTAACCTTTCTAACTTGGTATTTAGCATTTCAAACACCACAGTTACTGCCGCTACTTATGGCGATAGTGGCAATGTTGCTCAAGTTACAGTTAATGCTCAAGGCCAACTTACCAATGCAGCCAACGTAGCCATTAATGCTTCTAGCATCACAGTTGGTACTTTAGCCAACGATAGAACCACAGCAGCCTCCGCTAACGGCGCATCGACTATCGTAGCTCGTGACTCTAACGGTGATTTCACAGCTAATACCATTACGGCAACCACATCTAATGCCACAACTTTTAACGGCACAACTGGTGCGTTTACCAACGTATCAGGTAACGGCGTAGCTCTAACAGCTATCAACGCTTCAAACATATCTAGCGGGACTTTAGATAACGCTAGAACCACAGGTAATACAGCAAATAGCGCAAGCACAATAGTTCTTCGGGATGCTTCTGGTAACTTTGGCGCTAATACTGTTTCTGGCGCTTTTAGTGGTGATGGTTCAGCAATCAACGCAATTAACGCTTCTAACATCTCGTCTGGAACTATAGATAACGCTCGTACTTCTGCAGCTTCCGCTAACGGAGCTTCTACGATTGTTTTACGTGATGGGTCTGGAGGCTTTGGTGCGGGCAATATTACGGCTGTTTCTATTTCAGGTAATGGTGTAGCTTTAACCGCTATTAATGCCTCTAATATTGCATCAGGGACTATTGATAATGCCAGGACTTCTGCTTCTTCTAGTAATGGCGCTTCTACTATTGTTCTTCGTGGAGCATCAGGTGAGTTCGCTGCTGGGGCAATAACAGGTACTTCTGTATCAGGAAACGGGGTAGCTTTAACTGCTATTAATGCGTCTAACATCTCGTCTGGTACAGTAGATACAGCCCGTCTTGGTACTGGTACAGCTAACTCATCTACATTCCTTCGGGGCGACCAAACGTATGCGGTTGTTTCTTCAGGTACATTAATTCCATCTGGCACAGTGATGTTGTTTGCTCAGACTGCGGCGCCGACTGGGTTTACTAAAAATACAACTACTGGCGATAACTCAGCCTTGCGTGTTACAACAGGCACAGCATCTACGGGCGGCTCTGTAGGATTTACAACTGCATTTGCAAGCCAAGCCGTAACAGGAACAATTGCTAATCAAACCGCAACAAACCAAGCCTTTACTCCCGCTGGTTCAGTAAGTATTACTGCGGTTTCTGGTAGCGCTGGAAATACAACACTTTCTACTCCACAGATTCCTGGTCATACTCATAGTTATTTATATGGTAATAATCCTTGTGTCGGTGGTAGTTCTCCCTATGGAGGAGTTACTAACGCAGGTGCTAATACTGGTTCTACAGGTGGTGGCGGTGCACATAGTCACCCATTTAGCTTCTCAAGTGGTTCTGGTACATTTACTGGTAATTCTGTAACAGTTGTACAAAATGCACATAATCACACCTTTACTGGCACTGCAATTAATCTTGCAGTTCAATATATTGACGTTATTCGTGCAACTAAGGATTAATAATGGGAACACTTAAAAACGGAACATTTTGCCCGCTTATTAAGAAAGACTGTGTTGGTCTTACTTGTGCTTGGTATACCCGTGTGCAAGGATACGACATGAACAGTGGCAATCAAGTAGATAGTTATGAGTGTGCAATATCGTGGCTGCCAATGCTGCTTATTGAAAACTCAGGGCAACAACGCCAAACTGGCGCTGCGGTTGAATCGTTTAGAAACGAAATGGTTAAAGCCAACGAAGTAAATACTCAACTACTTTTAGCGGCTTCTGAACCGCAGCAACCCAAATTAATTAGGAGTAAAAAATGAAATTGACTATTATCCCTGTTGACGGATCGGTTGGAGAAGACGGAGAATTTTATCTTAACCTTGATCTAAGTTCTTGTAATATCCCTGCTGATGTTCATGCTCTTCAATGGCAAGACACGGCTGGTTGGATTGAATACAACACCCCTATACCTAATGAACCTATTACTGAACTACCAGCGTGGGCAAATTGTTGTATGACTAAATGGACTGAAGCTAATACCCCAGTACCACCAGCACCCCCCACCGCAGAACAAAATAAACAAACTGCTGTAAGTAAATTACAAGCTACTGATTGGACCACTATTCCTGATGTTGGTGATCCAACAAAAAGTAATCCGTATTTAAGCAATGTTCAGGACTTTGTGACGTATCGTAATGCAGTGCGCCAATACGCAATTAATCCTGTTGCCGGAGATATTAACTGGCCTACAAAACCAACTGAAGTTTGGACAACTGTTTAAGGAGTATAAATGGCAAACGCTGTACCAACACCGTACAAAATAAATTCGCTAATAGGAGTGTATTATGATTTTCCTAAAAAAGATGACATTCTTATGGGACATTATCATTCTCATGGTCAGGGGCATATAACAATTGTGCAATCTGGATGTGTGGCAATTAGATCTATTTATTTAGAAAATGATTGGGAAAAAATAGGGAAATCAGGTGATGTGTTTGATTTGCCAGATGAACAATGGCACGAAATAATTGCTTTAGAAGACAATAGCAAAATATTAAATATTCAAAAGGGTTAAAGTGAAACAAGAGCTTGAGCAAAATAATTGTTTATTTGTCGCTAATTTTATTAATAGGGAACGTGCTCAAGATTTAAGTTTGTGGGTGTTATCTGAACGAGATACTGGACGGCTTATTGACGATCCTAGAGTAGATTATGGTTTGTTTGGAAAAGCATACCAAGATGCGCCCCCATTTTTAGAGCTTCTTTGTGAAAAAAGAAATCAAGTTAGTGATTTAATTGAAGAATCCGTAATACCAACATATTCTTTTTGTATGTCTTACGATTTAGAAAGTCAACTTATTAAACACTTAGACCGTCCCGCCTGTGAAATTAGCTTGACTGTTCATTTAGGTGGCGATGCTAATTGGCCCATATTTATTAAAAAGCCAAATGGTGATGTAGCATCGTTTAACTTAAATCCTGGAGACGCTGTAATTTATTTTGGTTGCATTGCAGAACATTGGAGAGAAAAATTCTCAGGCACTTATTATAATCAAGTGTTTTTACATTATGTAAAAAGCTACGGTTCTAATGCTTGGGCTTATTTTGATAAGAAAAAATGAAAGAACTAAAAGATTATATTGTTGTTATGAATAATATTATGCCTCCGCCTTTGGCAGATACAATTCTTTCTGAATATAAAGAATCTAGTGATTGGATTGAAGCTACAGTTACAGACGGGGTGAATTTAAATATACGAAATTGTAAAACAATAGGCGTATCTTTTAGTAACATAATTGATAAAAATAAAGAAATACGGCAAAAAATAGATCACGATTTATATGCAATAGCTTCGCAAGCATTAAAAGAATATTCTAATCGTTTTTTATTACACTCAATAGAAAAAGATTCTGGTTATGATTTACTTAAATACGAAATTGGTGGGTTTTATACGCAGCACACTGATGCGTTTAAAGACGTACCCCGTGCAGTGTCGTGCTCTTTTATGCTTAATGACGACTATGAAGGTGGAGAGTTTGCGTTTTTTGACCGTGAGTTAGTGTACAAACTTAAAAAAGGATCTTGCATCATGTTCCCTTCAAACTTTATATATCCTCATGAGATAATGCCCGTAACAAGCGGCACACGTTACTCCGTAATAACTTGGTTTATATAGGGTAAATAATGACTTTTGGCTTCTCGCCCTACGCAGCGGCGCCGTTTGCTGATACTGGTGATGCAAGCCTTGGTATTTCAGTTCAACTTACTGGGGTCTCGGCTGTAGGTGTAGTAGGTACAGTTGACTTAAGTCTTGGATGTACAGTTGATTTAACAGGCGTAAACGCAGTAGGTGCAGTTGGTAGTGTAACGATTGTAGCTGATGGAAACGTTGTACCAACAGGTGTTAATGCTGTAGGTGTAATTGGCAGTGTTGCAATAGTTGAAAGCGTTACGATTGAATTAACAGGTGTTTCTTCTATAGTTGCACTTGGTAACGTAGAAGCTGCGGCTAGTGCTGATGTTAATGTTACAGGTGTAAACGCAATTGGTGTAGTAGGCACAGTTGATTTAAGTCTTGGATGCACGGTTGATTTAACGGGTGTTAGCGCTGTAGGCGTAATTGGTAACGTTTCAATAGTTGAGAGTGTTACGATTGAATTAACAGGTGTTTCTTCTATAGTTGCACTTGGTAATGTAACCGCAACGGCGGGAGCAAATGTTAGTGTTACAGGTGTTCTTGCAGTAGGTCAAGTTGGTACAGTAACAGTAGCTGCAAATGCCAATGTTAATTTGACTGGCGTTAGAACAGTTGTTAGACTAAATAGGGTCAATGTTTGGAGTTTAATTGATCCAGTGCAAGTACCTAATTGGACAGAAGTAGCAGCAGCTTAAGGATAAATTATGGCAAGTACATTTTCACCAAGTTTAAAGCTAACCCTAATGGGGGATGGCGACCAGGCGGGTCTTTGGGGTCAAACTACCAATACCAACCTAGGTACTTTGATTGAACAGGCTATTACGGGTGTGCAGCCTATTACTATGTCGGATGCTAATTACACCTTAACTAGTTTTAATGGGGTAACAGACGAGGCTAGAAATGCTGTTTTGGTAGTTACTGGAACAAACAATGCCGTTAGAGACTTAATCCCCCCAGTCGTAGAAAAACTTTACATCATTGCTAATAACACTACAGGTGGGTTTGCAATCCGTGTCATAGGGGCTTCTGGTACGGGTGTAAATATACCTAACGGTGCTACTCAAGTTGTTTACTGTGACGGAGCTAATTTTATTGCTGCTTCCGCTGCATTTACAAATGGGTCTGTTTTATCCGTTTCTGGTGGTGGTACAGGTTTAAGTACGCTAACTGCTAATAACGTCATACTTGGCAATGGCACTTCAAGTCCTATTTTTGTAGCTCCAGGCACCACTGGAAACGTTCTTACATCTAATGGTTCAACTTGGGCTTCTACAGCTCCCGCTCCTGACTTTGCTTCTGGTACTAGAATGACATTTAATCAAACCAATGCTCCCACTGGATGGACTAAGAGCACTAGCGTAGATAATGCTGGGTTTAGATTAGTTAGTGGTAGTGTTAGTTCAGGCGGTTCAGTAGATTTTAGTACTGCATTTGCAAGCCAAGCTGTTACGATAACCGCAGTTTCTGGTAGTGCTGGAGATACAACGCTTTCTATTCCACAGATTCCTAGTCATACTCATAGTTATTTATTTGCTAATAATCCTTGTGTCGGTGGTGGTGCTCCCTTTGGAGGAACTATTAACGCAGGTGCTAATACTGGTTCTACAGGTGGTGGCGGTGCACATAGTCACCCATTTAGCTTCTCAAGTGCTACTGCTAATGCAATTAACCTCGCTGTGAAATACGTTGACTTAATTATTGCTCAGAAAAACTAAGGAATTATCATGATTAAAACTATTCAAGACTCGATGGAAGGTGGCGAATTTAAACCTCGTCATACCATTGAAATTTACTGCCCTAACTGCGGGTACGATGTTTCTGAGGCTGAGTTAGCTGCCAAAATGTGCAGTGATTGTGGGCATAGCCTTGAAGAACCAGAGCAACACGTAGCTATCGTGGTTGCCAATATGTCGTTTGGTGGCTCTACTCTTTGAGGTAAAGAACAGTGAGATATGTCAGACGAACTGGGGTTATCAGCAGGTGCTAAGGGCATTAGCGAAGGGATAAAGACTGGTCGAGAAGCTGGTAGGGAGATTGGCAAGAACATCGAGGAAGTACAAAAGGAAGCAGTCGATGTTGCAAAGCAGCAAGCAAACGCAAGAATCCGTGAGCGCAGGGAAGCAGAGTTAAGGAAGGAACGGGCGATATTCAAAGCCCTTGAAGAGTACAAACACCGTAAACAAATATCGGATGAGGAGTACAAACTAAGGGTAGATTTTATCAAGAAGTACGGTACTAAAGAGTGGCAGAAACTAATAGACATCAAGACCGAGATTGAACGGCTTGAGAAGGAAGATAAGAAGTACTTTGATGCCGAGTTATCAAAGGTTAAATGGGTGCAGTTTTGGTGCTTTTTGGCGGCAGGCTGGATTGCTTATTTCATTGTATGGGGTGGTAAAAAGTGATAAAAAAACCAGACGATGCCTTATCTAAAGTACTGGCGTATGTAGACTCCCCATTTAAACTGTTTGCAGTTATCTTGATGGCGGTATTGGCGTTTGGTGGTTACATTATTTATGACAATCAAGAGCTAATTGTTGGCACCTATAAAGAGAGTCAGAAGCTACCTAACATTGCCGAAGATAGAGTAGATGATGCTGCAGTTCACTTATTTAAAACGACTGACGCAACCGTTGTAGCAATATTTAAAGTAAACCCTTTGTTTGACACTAGAGTGCAGTACCGAGCCTATACAAAGACTGGTCGGGATAAAACGAATGATGGGCTAGATGTTGGGTTGTTTACTTCTAATCAAGCAAATAACCAAGATGTAGTCGCTTTAATGGCTGGCAATGTTCCTTGCGGTGAATATAAAGCGGCACAGTCAGAAATTGGGCTTTGGTATATTGAAAAAGGGATGACCTTTGGATGTAGAATTAGTGTACCGCCAGACCCCAGTAGGTTTATAGGACAGATTACCGTTGGTTGGGATAAACCCCCAGCCGATTTAGAGCAAACTAAAGCAATGCTTTTTATTGCTGCAACCATGTTATCAAGGAGTAAGAAATAATGTTTACCCTAATATCCACAGCGCTGTCCTTCCTGATGGGGGGACTACCTAAACTACTGGACTTCTTTCAAGACAAGTCAGATAAAAAGCACGAATTAGAACTAGCCAAGATGCAAACGGAGAGAGAACTCCAGATGCTAGAGAGAGGTTATATAGCCCAAGCCCGTATCGAAGAGATCAGGACAGAACAAGTCCAGATGGAGACTCAAGCCCAAGAACGCACCGCCATGTACAACCACGATATTGAGATTGGTAAGGGTGCTTCTCAGTGGATCATTAACTTACGAGCTTCGGTGCGCCCAGTCGTTACCTACCTGTTTGTTTTCTTACTAATTATCGTAGACGTAGCCTCTATTTGGTGGGCATGGTCTAGCGGTGTAGCGTTTGCCGAGGCTATCCCAATGGTGTTTGATGCAGACGAGATGCAGATATTGGCGTCTATTATTGCTTTCTGGTTTGGGACTCAGGCATTTAGTAAGAAATGAAAGTAAGCGATAAAGCAATTAAAATGATTAAGCACCATGAGGGTGTCCGTCAGCGTCCATATCGGTGTCCAGCTAAACTTTGGACGATTGGTGTCGGGCATGTACTCTACCCACGGCAAGGTGCTTTGAAAATAGACGAGCG